GGCGATTTGCAGGTGGCGAACAGCCTGGGCGACCGCCAGTTCGCCATGCTGAGAACAGTCTCCCTCAATCGCTAGACCACAGGAGCAGCAGGCAAGGAAGGGCATGGCTCTACAGGTACTGATCCAGTAGTGCGATCATACGTTGACGACCCTGTTCAATCAGTTGCAAACGGTATTTTTTCTTGAACATTCCCTCTTCATCTTCAAGTGTCCAACCACCGATATAGAACTCATCCCCTGGCCGATACGGACCCTCTCCAGTTCCAGGCGTATTGACGTAGAAACACCGTCCGACTCTGCCATTCGGTAATCGTTCCAATGCGGTCCATTGTCCACAAATGTGGCGAGAAGTTGATGCGCCTTTCCATCCTGTCCAACTAACCGGCATCCCCCTATAGACGAACACTGGCTCAGGCCAGTCGCACAATAAATCCTGCGGAATACAATCTGAACCCCATAGATCTACGATAGAGGCTAGATTTGCTGTCGCCAGTGCTGGCAACATCACAACAAGTGTTCTCCGCTTCATGGCCTTATCCTCCGAGATAGCCCTGCAACGCCCGCGTGACGATTTCCTCGATGGCGTCCTCCAACGGCTTGCGCCCGGCGGCGTACTTAATCTTCTGAAGCAAGTCGGGCTTGATGTGGACAGGCTTACCGTCGAGCTTGATGGTGTTAGCGCGGCGCAGAAACTCAACTACGTGACCGCCGCTAGGGAAGTTGCGGCCAAGCAGCTTCTCAAGCTCCCGGCGTCGTTCATCGTTGAAATAGAGCGATCGGCCATCGTCATGGGACCAGCAGGAACGCAGGCGGGCGACGATGGCGGCTTCAGTGGTCAGCCCGAGAGCGCGAGCCTGAGACTGATAGACCCGGTAGGTCTCCTCGGGAAGTTCGATCGACAGGACGATGGTGCGGGCGGGGGCGGACTGCACAGGGGCGGCTGCCATACGGGAGATACAATACAGCAAGCCGGGGCGAGAGGCAAGATGGAGGTTAGCCCTCCGTCAGTTCCGAAAACCGCTCCTCCCACTCATCCCACATTTTAGCGGCTGAGATGTCGCTGGCCTGCCACGAGGGCACCTTCTCGCCCGCAAGGACCGGCTCCCGCTCGGTCTCTACTTCCATCGTCCAGTGGTGGCCAGCCCATAGGGTCAATAGGAGCGCCCGCAGGCGGTCATCGTGGGCGCCGTAGGCGGCCTTGGCCGACATCTTCACGGGATCCATCTCGGCGCTGCGCATCTCCTCAATCAGCCACGGGCTGTTGATCGTAACGCGGTCACGATGTATGAACTTGGCCCCGCGTACCCATAGGTGAGTGACCGACTTGGCGGTAGCGGTCCAGCCCAAAGCTCCAGTACGGCTCGGATGTGGGACCAAGGCATCGAGATAGGTCCAGACATATTGGTTGGTGTAGCCGAGCGTAATCATCTTACGCAGAGTCTGGAGACCAGGGCCGGGATAGACTTCGATGATCGAAAGGCACTGACCATCCTCGTTGGAGCCGCCGTAGAGACGCCCGAGGGCGTTGGCGACGATCCCGAGGTCCTCCGGGTCGATTGGGGCCGCATACTCGGCAACCTGCACGTCTGGTTCAGGCTCCTGGCCGATTCGCAGGACAGTGATCGCCCCGTTGTCAACGGTAATGTCATCCCGAGTGCGCAGCATACGGTCCCAATTGGGGATGCCCATGGTCGGGTCGATGCCCATAACGTAGGAGGCGCGTGGGCGCGGAGGTTCCCAGAGCCAGATAATGCCGCGAGGGTCGCGGTCGATTTCCCCAGCGTCGAGCGGAGAGAGAGTCTGAGTGGTTCCGATCGTATAGGAGGTGGGTGTAGGCATCATTTCCAAACAGTAGTTACGTAAGCTCCTGTTGGAGTATGATATTCTGTACCTTCCAGAACTACCCATTGCAGATTTGTTCCCGGACAGTTGGGTGAGAGTTCCGCATGGCTAACCATCAAGCAGCGTATCAGATCATCCGTCAACGCTCCATCTATTGCAGTACTACCCTCCTGTTTGCAATCCAGGCAACGCCACTTCTGTTTATCCAATTTAGTAACCCTCCCTTTTAGGAGTCACGTCGCTGTATCATCGGCGGGACTATCTTCCCGCCTTTCACCATCACGAGCCAAACGGTGACGATGTTTCAGCTTCTCAGCATCCAAGTGGGCTGCAAGTTCATTGGCTGCCTCAGTGAAACGGTTGCCTGCGGAGGCGGAGATTGACACATTGGACCTGTCTGGACTATCAACATCATATTTTGGCTCAGACTTGAGAAAAGCCTCTCCCGTCTCTTCCAACATTTGATATGGTCCTTTTATCATGATGCTCTCCGTATCAATTCATAGGGTACGCCCGCGCGCGCTCTCAAGTCCAGCCGCTCCATCAACTCGGCATCGAAGGCAGCCTGGCCGGAGTGCTGAAAACTTTCCTCGGGAGTGGCGCAATAATTCGTAAGGAAGATATTCAGCGTAGATGAACTTGGCCCCACGTGCCCATCGCCGTCGCCCTGCGCTGCTCTTCGAGTCGTCTCCCACCAATACATTTGCTCTGGTGAAGGACTGTAGCGATAACCAACCAGCCTTGGGCTGGTATCCTCAATCTTGCGAGCAGCCAGTACGGTAGTTTCGAAGGGTCGCCAGTCAACAGGCGGATTGCGTCGATAGCGCTTCGGCTCAATATACCAGGGGGTGAAGCTATAGATCCAATCGACGCGGCGGCCTGCTCGGACAGCTTCACTAAAACTATGCCACCAGTTGCCTCGACCGTTTGCGGCGCTTTCCAAAAAAGCGAGGGTGTCGATCGACCGGGGCAAGGTCGGGAAGAAATCGTTCTCGATTGTCAGCGGATATTCCCAGGAGGCACATTCGGTAAGATGACCAGTCGGAAAGTTGCTTCCCTGCCCGATGCCAGTATGTTGAAGACCCTGCTGGTAAAGAATATGCGAATTGAGCCGATCAAAATGAAGATGTTGAGACTTCACATCAAAACCGATAGAAGGATGAAGAAACCAAGGAAGGTTGTCGAGAATTAACTTGTCGCGCCGGTAGAGTTCAAGGATCTTACCCTCACTGACGGAGGCGGCAAGCGAACGGGTATTCTTGTGAAACAGGACGCGGTGAAGCATTAGGGCGCGGGCCAACATCGTAGCTCCCAATTGGCGAGCTTTGTGACAGGCGATCCGAATACCGTCGGCTATTTTGGCACGGTCGAAGGAGTCCCACTGGGATTCTTCCGCCTGGCCGATGAGCTTGAGCATGATTTCCTGGGAAGCCCAGAAGGTCATCGGGCCGACGCCGCCTCCCATCTCGGGGTCAATGTCGATGGTGGCGTAGCGTTCGGCGAAGTAGCGGAAGTCGCACATCGACAACAGCACTTCGTTGATGCAGAACAGGCTCTCCTCGCGGGTCAGCGGACGCTTCAATCCCTTGTCAGTCACCAGCGAGTGAATCTCAAGAGCGCGGCCCTGCGACTCAGACGGGGCGTGTCGCTTGAGGCGGACTTTCGTTGCGCTCTCGACCTGCTCAGTGCGGCGAAGGATGATCTTGTCGGAGTACACTCAGTCCTTCAACTCAATCATATCCTTCAGCCTGAATCTCCGCTTACACTTCCAGCATGTCCCTACGCCGCCACTAGTTTCATTCGCGTCGTACCACTTTGTTGCAATAACCCCTCCTACTCCCCACCACATGCCGCGCCGCCCGTCTGGAAGTTCTACGAAATGGTTGCTATCCATGCCGTCGTCGGACAGATTGTACTCATCGTAGGGACAAAGAACAGGTATGCCATTGGCGGCATCGTCTTTCGTGGATTTCATTCCGTCTCCTGCCCCACCGGGCTGACGATGCCCTGCTTGCGACGCATCTCCTGACGCAACTGGGCTAGTTCGTCTACGTAGGTGATGGCGTCATCGTCAAACGGTAGAGCCTCTGGCGAGGGCTTGATGCCCAACAGCGCCGCCTCGACCAGGTTATACAGACGCCGCAGGCTCTCGTTAAGGACGCGAAGTTCGGCCAGCATAGCCTGATTGATGACGTAAAACATCCCGAGCAGTGCCATACCAAAGAACAGCAGCAGAAACAGCGTGACGTACATCATGTTGGAATCTCCGGCTCGGCAGGGCGGCCCGGCCTGACCTGAACCATCTCGATGATCTTCTCCATGCCCTGATCGGGGCCGAAAGAGGCGGAGAAGGAGTTGAAGTTAGCGACCAGGGGGGCGTCGCCGGTGACCCCCAGCGCCTGCATCATTATGTGGCGGGATTCGAGGTCGCCGGGCTTCTGGATGACCCCATGACCCGAGCAGCGCGGGCAGAGCGACTTCGACTTGCGGCTGAGTTTGCCCTTGCCCCGGCAAGTCGGGCACAGATCGGTGAAGGAGGCGGCATCGGAGGCGATGTTTTCCATCACCTTGGGAGCGAACGTGGACATCGCCATCAGGCCCAAGTTGACCTGATGACGCCGCCAGACATCCTGAAGGTCGGTCAATGTGACGGCATGATGGCGGCAGAGCGTCACTAGCGTCATACGGGAGTTGCGCGGGTCGGTCATGGAGGTCTGCAAGTCACGGAACCGTTGCTCCTCCTGGAGAGCAAGGGCGGCGGTAAACTCCCCCAACGGGACGTTATGAAAGAACTTGTGCATCGAGGCGTCGTAGCGGGGGTTGTCAGGGACCGGGCGATTGTCGAGGTCGCGTTTCATGTCACCTTCCGATCCACATTGGGGATTTCCAAACCTTCAAGAAGCGTCCAGTTGTCGATTAAGCCGACCCTGTGTAGCTGCATGTATAACATCATTCTCTCAATGTTGCTGATGGACAAAAGCGCCCCCGGAGCGATGTAGAACTGACGAAGGAGTTCTTGTGCTCGATCAAAGCGCGGAAGCGCTAAAATCGGAAGCGTCAACAGAAAACGACGGGTCATGTTATCTCCTCCGGGGCGGTGTTCCCAAATAAAGCATAGTACTCAGGCGAGGCTCCTGCAACGCCCCACTTCTTTCGAAAGTAAGCCCGGTTGCGGTCAGCCTGCTTTTGGATGGCATGGGCCTCAGCATCGGGAGCGGCTTTGAGAGTCTGACTGGCGTGGTGCAGGAATGGCAGATCGAGCGAACAGGCGGTGATGCCCGCACGATGCAGGCGCACGTGGTAATCCCAGTCCTCGCAAAAGGCGATCTTGAAGTTCTCATCAAATGGGCCGACGCGGTCCCAGGCAGAGCGCCGGATGAGGAAACAAGAGAAGTCGGGATGGGGGCGTTTCAAGGCCGGGTCGGGAGGCAGGTACGGACTGCCGATCTTCTCTCGCTCTCTTACGCCGATTCCAGTAACGAACTCCCCGCCATCTTCCACTAGTCGTCTATACGTATCGGGCCGAAGCTCTACGTCATTGTTCACCACCAAAACGTAGTCTTCGCTCTGTGCGAATATCCACCGCAACCCGGCATTCCAAGATTCAGCCACTGATCGGGGCGGGCGGGAATGCCAGATACCAAGATCGGCTTCGGAATCATTCGGCAGCCATCGGCTGATGCCCTCGTCGCTGTTGTCTATCAACAGAATGAAGAGGTTGCCGATGTCCTGAGCATAGAAGCTGGCAAGAGCGGGGCGAGTAAGATGCAGGCTATTGCGGTGAGGACAGAGAATCCAGTTCATCGACATCCTCTTTTCACTGAAGAATTGCCGCCAACGCTGTGGTCTTTCCCCGCGTATACTCAACTTTTGCCATAGCGAGGGCTTGTTTATATTCATCCCACGTGTCTATGCCCTTATGATTAGCCAACGCTACGGCTCTCGCTTGTTCATACTTCACTTGTGCTGGAGCTATTGCACGGTAGTACTCCACCCACACTGGACTTACATCCTCTTGGGTTGCAACGGTCATCACCCAAAGGCAATCCCCCAAACCATTCGCATTGAGGATCACTGTCAAATTAATCGGCTCGTTGCATTGTACGGAGGTTAGTCCTCCCAGGATGCTGTCTAGATGCTCGGGGTTCGCATCTGGGGCCAAGCCGATCAAAAATAACAAGCTAGCGAAGCGCTCAGATATGCACGCTAGGGACCAACCGCTGACAAAACCGGTGTCTGCCGCTGCCGCCACACAAGCGCGATGCTTGTTTATTAGGTTGATGGTTGTGGTCAGTGTCATTTCACGGCCTCCAGTGATAATACCCACCAATCCCGAGCGGCGCTCATGCCCGAAATCGCCCGCCAATCAAAGGGCTTGATCTGCGCCCAACGAACGCAGTCATCGCCTGCTAGGGTAAGAGCCAGGCTTTGACGGCGAAAACCCCAACGGTGTCTGTCGCTTTCCAGCCCCTGGTAGGCCCCATACAGGTTGACGCAATAGATGTAGTCGTTGATCTGCCCGAGAATCCAGCGCTGAGCGAGTTGCCAGAGGTCGGGGACAAACACGAGCAGGCTGCCTCCAGGGGCGAGAACACGCCAACACTCTCGAATCAAGCCATCACCCTCACCGCAGCCAAAGTGTTCGAGGACATGATGCAGGCAGACGATTTCGGCGCTCCCGGTCGGGAAGGGCAGGACAGCGCCGTCAGCGAGCACGTCGGGAACCTGATCGGGCGGGCGAGAGACGAGGTCGATATTGGTCCAGCTTTCCCCGAAGCGGCGCTGACCGCTGCCGATGTTGAGTTTCAGCATCTACTCCTCTATTAGCTGCATCGCGTCTACATTCATCATCCGTTCGACCCGGTAATCGGTATTGGCAGCCCGGCTAAAGCGAGCAACCGCCTCGATGAAGGAGCCGCCCCTTGAGTACATTAGCGTCATAGACTGCGCTTCTCCTTGGACTAGCCATCGTGCTGCACCCTCAGGAGCCTGCCGATTGTAACTGATACGTATTGCCCGATCTGGGTTTTGGATCAGCCAGCGGCGAATCCAGAAGATCGTTCGGGGGTTCATGCGCAACTCCTGTTTCTGAGCAGGACATTCTCGGCGCCAACAGTTCCGAGCAAGCCAACGACGCATCAAAACGATGGTTTTGGAGTTCACGTGCTCACCTCTTTGCCTACAAGTTCCCTAAGTTGCTCAAACTGGCCCGGCTCCAACTGGTCAATGTTGTAAACAACAAGTGGTGAGCCATCTAAATCCGTCGCACGTATCAGGAGTGCCATGATAGCCCACTTCTCCTTCATCGCTTTGCCAACAGCTTCCATCTGCCATGTAGATATTCTCCGCCTATCCCAAATCACGATTATGCGTTTTGATTCTTGCGTCATACGTGCTCCAGCAGAACGTTCTCCGCGTCCTGCATGACCAACTGAAAACCCGGCAGCATGGCCAGCAGTTCCGAGCGCACGGCCTGTCCCTCGTACATCTCGCACTCATAGGCTTCCATGTAGAGCCAGTGGGTACGGGCCAAGGTCTTTCGACCGCCCTCGATCATGTCGCGCTCGGCTCCCTGGATGTCAGCCCATAAGAGATGAATTGGGCCAATGGGTAGTTCCCGCCCTGCAAGTTTATCTAATGTAACGCAGGGTACCTCGATAGTTTGGTCGAATCGGCACCAGGGCCAGTGCTCCTGATGCAAGAGCGGCTGCCGGATTGAACTAGAAGCAGGAACCACACCAACATCGTTGTCGCTTAGGTGTAGGGTAATCATGCCCGTGTAGGATGCGATTGCAGCCTCCACCATCTGAAACCCCCATATTTGGCGTAGCAAGGGATAGTGGCGTGGATCGGCCTCAACGGCAAGATATTTGGGCGCTCCAGAGCACAGACTCCGCAACCAGACTGTATCATTCCCCCGATGAGCGCCTAACTCAATCACCGTAGGATCGGGGATAGTCCGTAGGATGTCGGCAATCCGCTCCCTCACTGCTGCCCCCATTTTTCTGCGAAGATTCGCGCACCTTCGGCGGTATCAGCCGTTCCCTTTCGCATGTAGGTGTTCATACAGGGCGAATGGAAACCGTGTTTGACGATTACGTCGGCTATGAGCAGGTTCCAGCCTACTCGGCGGATACGTTCGCAATAGTCGAAGTCGTCATGCCCGTAGCTGGTGAACTGTTCGTCCCACCCGCCAATCAGGTCGATGATCGCCCGGCGAATGTAGATCAAAATGAAAGCGAGCCTGGTAGCAGTAATAGCCCAGTAACGGTAGTCCGCTTTCACGACTTGCTGTTCTACGATTCCGCAGCCTCCGTCAATTCGGGGAGAAACGACCGCGATCTTGGAGCGCATATATGCGGCGTCTTGTAGTCGCTTAACCGTATCTGGAGTGATAAACTGCGTGTCGTCGGACGCCATTAGAACGTCAGCCCTACCGGCCGCCAGCAGCCCCAAGTTGATGTTACGAGGCATGACGTAGGGCTGCGGGCCTTCGACCACTGCCCAATCTGACGGAGGTTCGATCGCCGGGCCGTCGCGGACCAGGATTTTGCGACAGAAGGTGTCCGGCTCGTACTGCTGCTGTGAACACAGGAACTGAGCGAAGATGTCCGGGTAGCAGGCTGGAACGACTAAGGCTACCTCTCGCATAGGCCTATCCTCTGAAAGATTTCATTAAACCGGCGCTCATAGGTGTGATCCCGCAGGCAGCGCTCGTAGCCACGACGGGCGATGGCCATTCGTTCGCTGCTGTGGGCAAGATAGTAGCGAACCTTATCCACTAGATCGCCTAGCCCCTCAAACACACCAATCTCTTTGCCGAGTTCAAAGTAGTCGCCCAAGTTATCGGCTACATTCGTCAGGAGGAACCCTCCGCAGGAGGGAACCTCGAAGTTCCGCCCCTTGATCTGACGACAGCCCGGCTGGGCAGCCTCAGCGAAGTTCAGGTTGATCTTGCTACTGCCGAAAACGCGGATCATATCCTCCTGGGTGAGCCTGCCGTTTCCATGATTCGGACCCCAGACTTGAACATTGATGCCCGCGTCTCGAAGCGCGTTGAGATAGAGATGGCGATCCCCATGCGAGCGTCCGACAAAAGTTACAGAGTGCTCCCAATCCCTATCCCTCTCGTAGAGGATAGGGTTCGCTCCCCACTGGCTCTTGATGACATTCGTGTAGCCGATGGAGGCGTACTTGGCCGGAGCCTCGCTGGCGGTAGTGACGATCCAGTTGAAGCACGGCGCCCACTGACAGGAGAAGCTGTCCCACCGCCAGTGGTCGTCGCAGAACCAATGAAGCGTGGTGGTGAGGCCGCTGTCGGAAATCCGCCGCATGGTCTCGCGGCTGACCTCGTCGTACATGAAACAGGCGAACAGCAAATCGGGTCGTTCGTCTTTGACAAGCTGTTCCAGATCGCGGTTCATCGCCTCGTTCCCTTGTCGGCGAGAGTTCTGGAAGTAGTCGAAGTAGATGATCCTGTGTCCCATCTGCCGCAGGGAATCGTAGAAGTTGTAGTGCTCGAAGCTGCGCCCGGCGGTCGGATCGCCGTAGTCCCACTCGTTAGCTACGTAGAGAATGTTCATGACTTGTTCGCTTGAATCGCCTCAGGCATCAACTGAAGTCCTAGACCTACGCCCATAGCGTGCTTCTCGGCACGCTCCAGCGCCATGAGAATGGCATCGATCTGATATGACGTTAGTTTCAGCGTCATGCCGTTCTTTAGGACTACTATCCCGCCTCGTGAACCTTCGCTATCCTGTATCGCCACCACCTCATCCAGATTCACGTAAATGTCCCTATCTCGGTATATCATCATTCACTCCATCACCACTCCCGCCACTCTCGCCATCGCCTCATGCCCCACTGCTTTCTCCCCAAAGCTACTGGTCAACCCTGCGTTATGCACCACATGTGGATGCACCGCACCCACCTTGAATCCTGCCCCTCTGATCCTCTGTGTGTACTCCCAGTCTTCCGACTTGGCCACCCCCACAACTTTGGCATCCAGCATCCCGAACCTGTCCCACGTCTGCCACTCCATCAACCAACTCAGCCCGCCGACCGTGTAGTATTCGCGGATCTCGCCGTGCGGATAAGGGGTAACGGGCGCGGGTCGGCCCACCTCTATACCCTCGATGGCGTGGTAAGGATGGTTATATCCCCCAAGAATCCTGTAGCCCTCCACGCATGCTGCGGGCCACGCGACCAGCAGCCTCTCCAACCATCCGGGGGTGAAGTAGGCGTCGTTGTCGCTCATGTAGAGCAAATCCCCCCGGCTCCAATACAGTTCCGCCGCCCGGATGCCGAGATTGCGTACCAGCCCGACGATGCCCTTGGAGCGAGATAAGCGGACAATGACAGTATCATCACGCCCGGTAGTCGTCAGATCGAGGACGCCCCGAGTCTGGAGTTGTGAGCCATCATCAACAACAGTTAGACTGAATGAACCGCGCTCGGTGTGGGCGTAGAGCGAAGACAGCGCCTGCTCGGTAAGGCGAGGGCGATCCTTGACTAGCATGACGATGTTGACGGTCATTCAAGGACTCCGCCTATTCAAGTAAGCGCAATGCAGAAACTCAACATAGTAGCGGAGATCAGCCACTGACCGCTCCAGCTCATCAAGGCGCTTGACAAGTTCCTCAAAGCGCTTGAGTATTTCACAAATATCATGCACCGAATGCTCTAGTCCCTCAATGCGATCGCGTAACACACGTATGTCTGCATCCAGGTAGAGGAGATCCTGGCGTCTATCAAGCTCGTTTTGAGGTCCAGCGTGCATCATAGGTCCGTGACCGTGTGGACACAGCGCCCCACCGTACCTCATTGGGGCTGTTGCCCCGCATACCAAGCAGACATCGTAAGCAGCTTGATTCGTCATATCAGTTTGTTCTTCATCACGACCGACAGTCCCTTCATGTAGGGGCTTTCATGGCAACTTGACTCCGTTCACGACCAGAAAAGCCTTGATCCAAGGGAATCCGACCTTCAGGAACCATGTGAAAACGAGATAGAGCGCAAATAACTCGATTATCACAACCGTCCAAAACCAAGTACGTTCGCTCATGCCCTCACCTCCCACGGCAACACATCCCGCATCTCATCCCACAGCCATCGGTGAGCGTCCGCGTGTGTCTGCTCATCGGTCAACCCGCGCTCCCGAAGCCAGTCTTGGTAGGCAGGCTTGGTAGAAGTCTGCCCGCCTTTGTGCAGGCACGAGACGCCGACCATGCGGATGCGATAGCCCTGACGGCGGGCGACACCGCAGAGCCAGTAGTCGTAATTATGGAAGATCAACTTGTGAACCGGCCACCCAGCCCACTGCTTCATCCCGTCCTGGTGCCACGCTCTCTCCAGGATCACCCGGCGAACAATCAGAGCGAAGCCATCAAGCACGGCCACGTCGCACGCGCCGGTGAATCGCTGGCCGTGCTGTTCGGCGTCTGTAGTATTCGAGAGGTATCCGTAGCGAGCGAGGTTCTGCAAGCGGTAGGGCGAGCGGTAAAGGTCGGGGCTGCCATGTCGCAAAGCGCCGCCGAAACCGATGAGGCCGACCGAAGGATCGGAAAACTCGGCCAGCACACGCTCGGGCCAATCAGGATCGTAAATCTCCACGTCGTTATGCAGGTAAGCCAGAATGTCGGCCTTAGCTACCTCAAGTAACTCTTGGTACATAGCAACCACCGACCCGACTCCCGTTACAAAGTACCGATCATCTCCAGGCCCGCTAACAGGTTCGGAAGGACAGGCCATGCAGACTGTCATGGTCACTTCAGGCCCTCCAGAAACCACTTCTTCCAGCAGCCTTCCCACAGCCGGGGCCATTGAAGATGCTCGACGATACCGACTGCACGCTCAGGGTCGCGCCAGCTCGATTCGGCCAGCACCTTCTGAATGCAGGCGCTCCAGTCGGCAGGCTCAAACACCGGACGGAGCAAATTGTAGGGGCCGTCGAGGCGATAGCTGACGGGGCGCACGAGCAGGTCGTCGTCGTTGCGCAGCAGGCAAGCGCCGCCGCCGTAGTCGCCGTGAATAACCGGGACGCCGCAAGCCAAGCTCTCAACGATCGGATAGCCGAAACCCTCGCCGAGCGACGGCAAGATCGTCAGGTCGCAAGCTGAGTACAGATAGCTCAACTCCACGTCGTTCTTGGTCTCTGACATCGTGACTCGAACAACGTCTGCCAGCCCGAAATCTTGGATTAGGGCATAGATCGACCAAGCGCGGACCATCGCATCGACGTGAACCCAAAAACGCAAATTCTGAATCTTGGAACGCAGGTCAGCGACGGCGGCGAATGCGAGGCCCCAGTCCTTCCGGGTCTGATTGGTCATGACGCAACCAATCAGAATGTCGTGCGCATGAATGCCGAGAGTCATCCGACCGGGAGCACGCTCGCGGGGCGAGAAGGATGCAGGGTCATATCCGTGCGGCAGCCAGTCTACCTCTGTGCCGAGCGAACCGCTAAGAATACTGGCTCCCCAGGGCGTATAGGCCAACCGGCGGTTGAAGCCTCTGACGGCAGCGACCGCGAGGCCGGTTAGGCGGTCGCCGGGTCCGGTTGCATCGACCGGGAAGTAGCCCCAGCGGCGGAAGGGCGGGCGGCGGAGGAAACTGAATGTCTGTTGATCGAACGCCTCTGGCCGGGGGTCTACCAACCAATGCAGGCGGACCGGGTCCCAGATCGTCATGAGAATGCCAGAATCGCCTTTGGAGAATTCCCGCCAGACCCGTTCCAGGTGTTGCTCACCCCAGTCCCAGCGCTCATCGAAAGTGTATTGATGGAAAGGGAGCTGGCTGGAACCGCAGCCGCCACGCCCTAGGAACCCGACACGAAACTCGGGGAGTGACGATACGCGGACGGCCAGATCGCGGCTGATGCGTCCGAGGCCGGTCTGGAGGTCGGGGGAGTCGCCAAGAAACAGGATAGGAGTAGGTTTCACGTCACCGCCTTGCTTCTTCTAGGCATCTCAGGGTCTCCAGTTGTCTTGCCAACCGTCGCCGCTTGATCCCCTCCAGCGTCAGGTAGTCGTGAATCACAGCGTCCAAGAGCATCAGGTTCTGCGGGCAGTTGTGCGCCCGGCGCTGGTCGATGTGGTGAACGTGGAAGCCTGCGGGCAACCCATCGCCATTCAATCGGGCCTTCAGCCACTCCGGGCAGAAGATTTGTAAGGAAACACACATAACCACACGATGCTCGTATCGGTGCCGGTTCGGGCCAGCGGTGAGCCGAACATAGCCTTTGGCCGTCGTAGTATGCCCGGAATGGCCGTTTCGGGGCTGTTTTATAACGCCCGTGTCATATTTCACAGCTCACGCCTTCCCGTGCATTTCTAGGCCCAATTGTTGCGTTCTAGGTGTACTTCCAGCGATTCTCCGGGCTGCCCTAGCCGCCGCAAGGCGTTCCGCGCCGGCCACAGCCTGGCTCTCGGACAGTACTCGCCGACGCTTGACTCCTGCCAACTTGATCGCGGCCTTGGGAGGTAACCCCCAAGCCTGAAGGTCCTGCGCTCTGCGCCCCTCCGGGGTCCGTGAGATGTCGCCTTGCCAGAAAGTTCCGTCGCCTAGTAGGTTTCGGACCAGTTCCCGTAGACGCCGAGGCTGCACGGGCCGAGCATTCAGCATCATCAGGCATAGCCTGCCAGCGTCACAATACAGGTGACCTCGCCGCCCGGGGATGATCGGATCGCCGCACTCGTCGCGGCGGATCTTCAAGCGATAACGCTCGGCGAGGGATTCCAGGGCAGTCATGTTTTCTCACCTCAGAGCGAGAAGCGCCTTATATTTCCGCAAGTGCCTTAATCCGCGCGCCTCGATCATCCGCACACGCTCGCGCGTGACATTTAGATCACGACCGAGTTCCTCAAGGGTTTTCTCCTCACCATCAAGACCAAAGCGCTGGCGAATGACTTTCTCCTCTCGTGGGGACAATCGAAGGAGTGCTTTATCGATACACAACTGGGTATCAATCAGTTCATCTGGCGGCGGCACTGTCAGATTCCGAGCCGCTTCGAGCGGCAAGAACATCTCGGCATCGACATGGTAAGCGCAGAGTTTCGGCCAGCGCTGCGCGTACAATTCAATGGGGAACAATTCACTGACGGGCATATCCAGGACTTCCGCAATCTTGAGGGCAGTTTCTGTAGCCTGGGCAGTTCTCGCCCTGTAAGGCGACTTCGCTAGACGTAACAGTTCTCGCAAAGTCTCGGCAGAGACACCTGCAATTTGCGCGGCAACCGGAATGGGCGATCTGAGGCCAGCCCTACCTTCAAGCAAGAGCCTGGCCGTCTTGCCAAACCGATCCCGTAACGCCTGCCAGAGCACGGCGTTTTTGAAGCGCAATTCAACACGAAGGCTCTTCACGGCTCATCCCCAAAATCCGCAGGCAGCAATCCCCCGGCAATCTTATCCTCCGCGGTCCGGTCAGACAGGTCCTTATCGTCCCCGCAAGCGAGCGCCCGGAAGCCCTCATTGAGTCGCCGCTGTAGCCGCCAGTCGCCTCCGGGTGCGCGGCGCGGGTCCGTCCAGTCGGGATTCCAGTAAGGCGAATCGCTCATTCCGCCTCCGAGTCTCTGTAGGGAAGCCGCGTAGCCATCACACGGGCGCCTGGGTGGCAAACGCACCGCTCTACGCACTCGACTCCGTACTTGGTTACAGGCCGCCAGCCTGTGCTGTCGCACTGCGGGCAGTGCGGTTGCTGCTTTGCCGGTCTCAGCCGATGTCCGGCCCTCCAGGCGTCTGCTTGCGATGGGCAAAATTCAACCTCGTGTAATACGTCCGTAACCCACTGCCGGAGCGCGTCGCCGCCGCCGGCAAAACTGAAAGCACCTTGTAGCGTGTCGATGAATTCGCGCTTCGCCTCCTCAGTCTCAGGATAGCCTCGCAGCCCCGATAGCCGGGCCATTTGCTCAGAGCAGAATTGGCGGTCGGGTATGGCTATTGAATTATCCATCTCCCCCCTACTTTTTTTGAATACCGCAAGCTGCCGCGCCGCGCCGCTGCTACCAGTTTGTCGAATTCCCTCTCAAGTTGAGCCTTGAGAAGCAAGTCTTTTTCTTTTTCGTTATGAATGCGCTCGATAGATCGAACGATAAACTGTTTGCGTTCCCTGAAAGTCATAACCGCCTCAACCTCTCCACTTCGGAGTACTCTCGCTTATCTGAAACCGCCTCGCCGAAAGTGCCCTCCCACATGCCGTCGCGGAGGAAGTTCTCCAGGCTCACGACTACGCCCCGGCTGACCTCGGAGGAAAGTTTGTACGCCTCGACGCCAGCAAGAATTCTCGCCTCGGTTTGAACGTCTTCGCACCGCGAGAGAAAAGTCTGACAGGCTAGGTCTGGTTTCCTGATCCTCGGGGCGATCGGTTCCCGCTGGCAAGCGGCAACCAGTCGCTCCCATCCGGCCCGTGGATCGTAGCCGTTTTTCGGCGCAAGCGCCGCCGCGAAATGCTCTCGCGCGCGCGTAGAGGTTTTTCGCTCATCTTCAGGTTTTCTTTTCAGGAAAGACACAGACACAGAGTCAGAATCAGACGCGGTGCTTAAGGGGGGCTTACTTAAGTTCTTGATTCTTCTAGCATTAACCATTCCACCCCTGCGCCCATCTTCGATTGATTTTGTTTTCTCTCGTAGTTTCTGCTTCCGCATAACGGCCAGTTTTCGATTGCGATACCTCCCGTTTTTCAGGTTGAAATGAGGGAATACCATCGGCCCGGCGGCGCTGAGTTCCGCGATAGAAAAATTGGTCATCCTTGCCAGCTTTTCCGGGTCATTCGGAATGTACCCATCCTTCCATTGGTACATCAGCAAGTCGAGGTAAATTGCCCTGGCCGTTGCGGTCATGGTCAACCGCGTCGGGGATGTGAGCCAATCATCCACGTATAGCGGCATGAACGGCAGCACCGCCATCATCGCCACCAGCGTTTTGACTTGTCGGATTGTAACAATAGCCCCTCCTAGCAAGGGTGTGGGAGCGGTGCTGCTAGGCCACCGCCCCCGGTGACCTTCTTCGGTTACTACGTCTAGGGGCCGTCGCCGCCAGACATGAGGATTATCCGCCATCTTGCAGCCCGTGTCAAGAGAAAAGTTCACGGCAGCAACTCGATCGACCGATGCTCTCCCACCGTGCGCCGGAGCCAGCCTTTCTTTTCGAGTGCACGTAAAACCAGCGTGATGTAATTCAGGGACCAATCGCACCGCTGTGCGATTTCGGCAATGCTCGGCGAACGCCGCTGCTCCTGGAAGTAGCGGACAACTTCAGCGAAGACTCGTTGTTGTGAGGGAGACAGGGGCAAGGGCATCAGTAGTACTGCCTCCCATACCAATCTCTGAACTGCTTCATGCTGTCGCACCAGATGGCCTTATAGCGTTCGCGTATACGCTCGGCAAGCCACTCTGTTTGTTCAGTGTTCGGCTTCTGGCCTTTTCGTTTCAGCTCCAGGAAGAAGCCGTCAAGTTTCCCGAACGATGCGGGCCGAATAGCCAAAATATCGGCGGCGCCGATTTCGCCCATGCGTTGACGCCCCCGCAGCCCCCGTGGCCGGTGGCGGATGATGCGCCAGTTTCTCTCGTGCAGGAAGTCGAAAACCTGCTTCTCCAGATCGGCTTCAACCAGCAGGCTGTCCTTCGGGTCAATCTTCGATGGTCGTTTCGGCATCCAGCACCGCCTCCACATTTTTCCATTGCAAGGCGAACGCAGCTATAGCTGCATCGAAAGATCGCTTAGCCACGAGTCGATCACCTGAGAGCCAACCAGGAGAATCTTGTACGGCTTGATAGTGTTCTTGAGCATAGCGAATCCGCTCAATAGCGCTACGAACGAGACTGCGTAGCGCCTGCATGTCCGTTCGTCTTCGAGCATCACGTCGAATACGTTTCACGATTTCCTCCCCAGGATGATCTGCTGTTCTCTCGACGCGTATTGCCGATTGCGCACTCGTTCGCCTTCGAGGAGCGCGTCGAACATCCGGTTTGTCCGCTGCATGATCCGCAGGGCGGTACACGCCGCCGCCAGCACCTCAGCTCTCGCTACATCATTCGGCAACGCCCGCAACAGAGCGATGATCTGCTCACGGGTCTCCTTACGCTTTTCTACCCGCTTCGATCCGCGAAACATCAGCCCTCCGCTTTCTCGAATTGCCCGTTGGCGTTGAGCCGATACCAAACATGCGGCTCAAGGCATCCTTCGCCGGGGCCGGTTCGGGAACAGCGCATCTCTGAGCGCTGATCCGATTCGTTCCACCAAGCGAGAGCAATACATCCAAACTCGCCAGCTTTTGCTCGTGATTGTAGACCAGTACAAACGGCTGCTGACGATAATCCGCTGGCCGCCGCGCTGGACCTGTCGCCGCTGGTCGCCGCGCTGGACCTGGCGCCGCTGGCCGCCGCGCTGGACCTGTAGCCGCTGGCCGCCGCGCTGGAACTGTCGCCGCTGGTCGCCGCGCTGGACCTGGCGCCGCTGGTCGCCGCGCTGGACCTGTAGCCGCTGGCCGCCGCGCTGGACCTGTCGCCGCTGGTCGCCGCGCTGGACCTGTCGCCGCTGGTCGCCGCGCTGGACCTGTCGCCGCTGGCCGCCGCGCTGGACCTGTCGCCGCTGGCCGCCGCGCTGGACCTGTCGCCGCTGGCCGCCGCCCGCTTCTTTTTTTGTTCGTCGCTCATGCCGTTCGTTCTCCTTTTTTCAGACTGCTAACTCCTCACTTATGGCAGCCCGGAAATGGGCGAGGGTCTATCCTCTCCCGGCTCTCGCTCCGTTCCCCGTTCCAGCTTCGTGCAGATTTCCTCGTACTTGTCGATCGTTACTTCCGTGCTGTGAGCGAAGCCGTACCGCGCCAGCAACTTCTTCATCTCGTCATCGGTCCAGCCAGCCTTTTTGCCGATCGCGTACATACGTTTGCGTCGGGGGTCGCTGATGACCGCGGGTTGACCACCGCTGCTAGGTGGCGGTGGCTGTTGACCGGGCGTAGAAGGCGCGCCCATTTCTTCGGCGCTGACTTCACCCGCGCCGATCGCATCACTGATGGCTCGATTCTTCGCCCGCGTGTGCGCCGTGGCGGGAATGTCGCCCGGATGCGCCCAATGCTCGCGTCCATCACATCCAAACTTGCAACACGTATGGCTACTCCATTCCTCTCTCTTGCAGGGGCGTCCGGCCGCTGCCGGGCAGCAGCGCTCTCCTACGTGGCACTCATGGTAGCCGGTGGATCGTTTCCCTTGGCGGGAATAGATGACAGACCAAGCCGTTGCGAACTGCGGGAACCCGTCAGGGAAGCGCACAACTTCGACCCGTGAGGCTGCATCGTCCTCAGTCAGACCGTAGAAGGTCATGTACTTTCTCCAAGCTGATTTCTTTTTGAAGCGTTTGTCTCCGATCTTCTGATAGTCAGCGGGTTGGAGGATCGCCGCCGTGAGCGCTTGGTACTCCCTCCATGCCTGGAGCGCCTCTGTGGGCGATACCAATGGGCGCAAGAGAGCCGTTGCGCCTTCCGGTTCTATCACCGCCAAATCTCTTGTTTCGTTTTCCATTTTTCTCCCCCTTCGCAACCGCTCCTTTACTGATTTCGGGTTCTCCGAAGTCATCAATATCCCAGTCTTTGTCATACTCTCGCAAGAGAAGATCATCCATGCCGCTCATCGGATCACCTCACTCTCTTTCGGACTTTCTTATCCAGGTCGTATGCCCGGCGCAGGAGCAGGAACATTTCCTCGGCAACATCAAGTTGCATGAAATATCGCTGCTCGAAATCGGCCTCCTCCTTGCTGAATCGCACGATCTGATAGCCCTCGATCGGCTCAGCAGGCCGGTTTTCTTTCCACAGGATGTCGTAGGCCGCAAGCTGTAGCAGGTGCTCGGTGTAAATCGCGCCCGAAGTTTTCCAATCGCCTAGTAGCCGCCTGCCGCCCACGAGCACCACGTCCAAAGTCCCGCCAAAACGATGTTGTTCCGAGACAAGCTGCACTTCGGTTACCAGCGGTTGAAGTCTTGTTTGCGTGGCCCACTCATTATACATAGAGTAGGCTTGACAGGCTTTGTTTCTAATCTCGGGGGGCGTATCCTCGGGGACGACGAAGCGCTTACCGCGAATTTCCGCCTCGACCATTGCGTGAGCAAGAGTACCTGCATCAGCCGCCGCGTCTCGCGTCTCGCGGTAGTCCCGCCCGGCGCACCCTTCTTCCCACGCCCAATGGAGCAACCCGCCCATATCCTTGAATCGCCCCAGGATCGTAGTCACTCCCGGCACGCGAGCGCCGTCAGAGAGGAAATAGCCCCGCTTAGGGGTTGGCATCAGGGTTGCCCGTAGCCGTCGCCGGAGCCGGAGCCGGAGCCGGAGCCGACGATAACGTAAGTGTTCTTCTTCATCTTTTTCGTTCTCCTTTTTTTCAAAATCACTAGACCCCACTCGGGAAGCGATCCTGGTGCGGCTCTCGCTCGGGAGGATCGCCTTCGCGCTCAAGCCGCCGTCGCTCCTCCGCAACACACGCCGGGTGTACCCATCCGCTCCATTTGCCGATCCCCCAGGGCACACTCGGGATTTCATGGTGTTTATCCGGGCCGATCTTCTGACAGATACGACAGCGGCGTTCGTTGCATTCGGCGCAGAATTTCACCATGTACGGCAGATCGCAGTCGGTCTTGCGGCACTCATAGGGTCCGCAGATCAGGCAGTCGTGCTCATGCGGGGCGAAGCCGCCAGGTCGGACGTTGTCAGGCATTGATGCTCCCTTCTCGGGGTGCGGCTAGTGCGGCTAGAAGGCGTTTCCCAACAGTGTAATGTTCTCGGGCCAGCACCGCCTTGATCGCATATTCAATTTCGGTTGCCAGTAGTTTTCGCTGGCCCACTGTCAGATGATTGTTCCAGGAGTTTGCGACATCCCTAGCGATCCTGGCGACGGACTTTTTCCCGACGTCAGTTGTCATGTTTTCCCCCATTCCTTGTGCCGCGATCCGAACCTGTCGCGGAACTCCCGCAAGATCATGCGACCTTCTTGACGCTCAATTACGGTATCCGCTTTCCAGGCTCGCTTTTCAAGCCACTCCTCAAACTCACGGAGCGCCTTGATGGTCGGTCGCTTCATGGTCTTGTCTTCCGTTTCTCTCGCCGTGCCCGCTCGACTTCCAACTTGACCGCCTCCAGCGCGGGGGTTTCTCGGCTAACGGTACGGGCGAGGCGGGTCATCGGGCGTATCCCTCGCACCATGCGCCGATCCATCCGCCCTTACGGAGCGCCGGCCGGTATTTGCGCTTGAGTGCCTTGATATCATCTCGGTCATCCGCATTCGGTATGTCAGCCCAAATGTCGAAGTAGATAGCGTCGAAGGCCCGGCGCGGTGGAATCCAAGATCGGGCATCGGCCTCAATTATCTTGACGGTAGGGAAGTGAGGAGCTACGAGAGCGATTACGTCGGCGTTCTTTTCAAGAACAGTTACAGACGCAATGCCGTCCTGGAGAATCGGGCGCAGAATAAATCCAATACCCAGTCCGGCAATCAGGACATCTCCGGTCATTCGCTTGACGGCTTGCAACTGTGTGCGCCATTCAAACTCCGCATCGGTCATCCACAGGGTATCGCCGATAAACAACCGCGTGTACGTTTGGCAGTCGAGCGGTTGACCCTCGAAGCGTGCCCGCAGTCTCGTGAACCGATCCGGCGTGTGATGGACAATCTTCGCCGTTCCGTGTTCGCCAGCCGGGATCAGTTTGTGAAAAGACCCAGGCTTCCACGGCGTCCGCTTCGGCTTGTTCTCAGGCATGGGAACCTCGTATTTTGTCACTCGCGCTGTCCGGCCAAGGAGGCAACTCGCTCCAGCTCCCGATTTCGACATGCTCAGTACCGTCTGGTTCGATCCAAGCCCAGCCCTCAACATCTTCTTCGTCTCAGTCTGGGCTTTATCGGCTATCATCGCAGCCTCCAGACACAACTATACCCCAATGGGAATAGAATTGTCAAGAGAAATCTTTCTCTCTATGTTTTCAGAGACTTACGGGGACGACCGTTCTTTCGCTTGGTTATCTGACGCCGGAGAAGGTCCCCTGGGCGGATCGCAAAGCGGCCCCCGATGGCTTGTGCCGGCAACCGGCCATCTTCGATAAACTGCCGGATGCGGCGGGGAGACAGGTCCATGCGCAAGGCGGCATCCTTAGTCGAGATCAACTCCATCGCCAATAAGTGTACCCGAAGCGGCAGGAAAAATGCAAGCGAAAAAAAAGTCTTGACATTCCGCTTCCCCTGCGGGTATACTTTCTGCTGTGCCTCTTAACGGCCCGGTAGAATGAAGGGTGCCGAACAGCAGACGGGTTGAGTGAGCGGTACTAGCGCATTGGAGGGACGATGGAAAATAAAGCGAAGACGCTGCTGGAGCTTGCCCGTGAAACACCTGTCCGGAAGCATTCGCCGATAGATGAACAGCATGTGAAACTGGCCGTTGCCTGGGTGTGCGGCGAAATCGAGTTGAACCAAGTTCGGGTCGTTTTGAACAAAGGTAAGACGGCGGGTGAGGCGATTTACTGCATATTGGCCCGTGGCCTTCGCGCCGCCTATACCGCTGGCCTGCTCCAGAAGGGGGGCAAGTAAATGGCAAAGCAAACATTAACTCGGCTCCGAGAGAAGGAAGTTTGGGACCGCGCACGGCTTCTCCGTGAAGTGTATCACGTTGCTCCGTCCTTAGCCGATGCCATAGGACGCGAGCAGATAGACGAGCGGGATGCCATGCTATTGCTTTTGGCGGCCTTAGTCCACGGGCCGCGAAAGGCTAATAGCGTTGTATGTATTCCTAAGAAAAAGTGCGCACTCTTTACGCGACGGCTGCGGGTCAATGGGATATTTCGCGGTGATCGAGTCCACGGTTCTTATCTCGGTAAAAATGGTGGCCTGAGCCTTGTCGCGGATTCCTGTGTCGCTCTTGGTTGGCTGAATAGACAATGAGGGCTATCGAACAGCACGAAGCTGCGCTCCTACGCGCCCTGGTGCGCTTTAGCCGGGGGCAGCGACCTTCTGGACCTGGCGCATCTTATCATAAACTCGAAGTGAAGGGGTGGGTGCGGAAACGAATACACGAGGTAACGAGAAATGAGTTTTACTACGAACTCACTCCAGAAGGCAAGCGCATGGTGAAGTTGGCGACTGGAGGGCAGGAATCATGACGACCCGTGAACGTCGGTTGCAAGAAGCGGTCCAAGAGATAATGCACCTTGCCTATAATTTTCCCTCCGGGATTGAAGAGGACGCTGATCCGAACAACAAATCGCCGGATGATATTATGGCTTGGGGTGCCGGGTTGATTGTGCAGATATGCGAGCGAGTGTTGGCGGAGACGGAGGATAACAAAAAGTGACGCGGCAAGCGCTCTGGCAAAACAAGCATAGGGAAGCCGGATTGTGCGTGCATTGTCCAGCCAAGATATGCAAGCAGAGCGTGAAATTCTGCCTGAAACATATGCAGATGCGTAGAGAGAGCGAACGGCGTAGGTCTGGCCGGGTGAGACGGAACTTCGGTGCGTCTAGTTATCAAGAGGGTAAATCATGAGACAAGCTAGAGATCCATTGCTCTGCGCGATCATCAAGATACAGCGGGCGCTCTCGAAGCTGCCGACTGAGGCGCATCGCCTATGGGCGCTCGGCAGTGTAGCTAACGCCTTCGGACTTCCCGATGAGGCGTATTTGATCGCCAAGGAAATCGTAAGGCGAGCGCAGGAGAAGGCCAATGGCTGACATGTGCCTCTACTGCCACTTGGATACGGCGGGAAACCACGAGTACTTCTGCCCCAATAATCCCGTGAACTCGGGCTTGCTCCAACCGCAGACCGAGACTACGACCGGGATCAAACGTGCAGGTTCACTCGCAGACACGGACATCTGGAAGGAATCCTGTCTGCCACGCTATACCTTTGAGGATGTAGAGAAATGGCATAACGAACACCCGTTATTTGTCAGATACGGACCCAAGCTGAGCCGCCCTGCGGCGGTTGAGCCTGGCCCCGAGCCAGAGAAATAATGAAAGGGAGGTAAGAAGCATGGCAGGTTTTCGACTTATCAAGGGGTATCCGGTGCGAGATGTTCTGCCGCCCGGTTTTCTCACCGTCGAGGATGGTGGACGGTGGGTGAAAGCGCCTTCAGGTAATTTTGATGGCGCAGGTTTGTACTGGCAGACCTTTGGGCCGTTTTCTCCGCAGCGGCCTTGGGAGGAGGTACAGGAACAGAAGCAGGAATCTCCCGGTTACCTCCTCCCGCCAGCTTACGTGGCCATCGCTGGCCCTCGACCCCTTCCGGGCGAGTATGACGCGCATACTTGGTGGCAAGCCGCCAACCAAGGATGGGAAGAAGACCTGGAACGGTTTGGGGACCAAGGCCGATCAGAGGAAGTGGCGGCAGCTCTCGCTCAGGTCAGTGGGGGAATCGTCGCTAAGCACCTTGGGAAGTATGGTTTAGGCTGGTCGATGCCTTGGTTCAGTACCCGGGATGGTTGGCTATTACGGTTCACTAAGTTCACGCAGCGGCCGCGAAACGCGAAGCGGCAGTATCTGGATTATTCACTTTTCCAGTTGCTTGAGAATCTGGGGATCGCCATTTCTTCTCTCCAGATCGCAGCGCTGGAACGCGGGATGGACCCGAGCGAGGGCGGGTTCGAGAAGTTTCCGTGGGTGCCGGTGCAACTGTGGCCGGATTTTGAGACGGGGCCGCACGCGCCGACGGGTTAACGAGTTTGCAGGCAGAAAAGGGATGGGACGACAATCTGACAAATCGTCCGCCTTGTCGGTTGCGGTAAGTGAAGGCAACCGCTGGGGAAACCGGATGTACTTCCGGCTGCCTGCCCGGACATTCGGCGAGGCCCCGAGCCTTGCCTGGAAAGGAGGTCCCGTACCAGAGCCACCGGCCCCCTGTGAATAGAGGCGCAGGGGGCCGTTTTGGGGCTGACTGCGAACGTACCCGAAGTTTGGGCAAGATTACAGCGTTCACAATTCAGCCCCTCCAGATTGAGGGACCTGAAGTCTGCGGCTTCCAACACGGTTGGAGCCACCAGCACGTGCCTGGGCGCAGTGGCAGTGCTCAGGGGGAGGCCGCAGACTTGAGGTTCTTATGCCAAAGGAGGCTAGAAAATGAGAAGTTCGCAAAACGGGCAGATCGAATGGATTCTGGTTCCAATTCTTGGGCTGTTTTTGATTCTCCTTGTAGCGTTCGGAATGTGGGGATGTCCCAGATACGGTATCTACGAACAACGACTCAGTGGCGAGGCGGAGTTGGCGAAGGCTACACAGAACCGACAGATCCGCATTCAGGAGGCCAGCGCCAAAATGGAATCAGCGAAGTTGGAGGCGGGAGCTGAGATTGAGAGGGCAAAGGGTGTGGCGCAAGCGAACGAAATCATCGGGCAATCCCTGAAGGGGAATGAAGCCTACCTGCGCTATCTCTGGATTCAGGGACTGGAGAATGGGACTGCCCCTACGATCGTCTACGTTCCGACAGAGGCCGGACTGCCGATTCTGGAGGCGGGACGGTTTGGGTTTGGCGTGACTCCCAAGGAGAAATGAGGTCTCTTATGCCAGCGGAAAAGCAGCCTTCATGGTTTGCGCAACTGCGCTGGGCCAGGACAAGCTCGGCCCGCTGGCTCCAACTTTATTGCCAGCGGCGGCGGGAGCGAATCCCGCTGAGGACAATCTTGAAGGGGGCGCCCGATGGGAAGCAAAGTCGCTAAAAGCCCGGCCATAGCCGAGGACGCAGGTGGGCGGGTGACGACCGCCCTGAAACCATCGGTGTTCGGATCAGGCAACCCCCAGGCCGTACCCAATCGGCCCGCTGGCTTCAGATCGGAAGGAGGTGATGCCAAGTGGAATCGGTGGAATCGGCAGAGCAGCAGATAAAGCGGCTTGCTCGGTTCATCATGGAAATACCTGGTGAACCGAGTCAATCCGAGGGGGCAGTAGATACCGCAATCAGACTCTTGCGTCAATACCTACGGGCGGCGCAAGCGGCGAAGAAGGGAAGCTGAAGATGACCGGCTCCTGGGTACAACACAGCGGGTACGCCTGCCTCTGCGACTCCTGCGGCGCGGACCTAGTGGGCGAACCGCCCTGTTATCTCGTGATCTATTTCATGGAGCGCGATTCGAGACGGCGGCATTGCGTTGTTTGCGCCGTCCGTAAGTGCCGGGCGGCGGTCCAGATCGTGCGGGCGCGGGAGGAGGGCAAATAAAAATGCAACGATGTCCGCAGTGCGGCGGGAGGGGTAAGCATAGGGATTCCTGTGACCGGGGGTTTTCTGCTATGGCACGTACTTCTGGTATCACGCCGACTGACCCTCGGCGGCAGGAAGCGCTGGAGGCGGCGCGGCAGTTCTTCTTCTCAGAGGCTCGCTTCATTGGAGACGGAGTGGAGCGGCTGGCCGAACTTCTGATTGTCTGGGGGCACAAGGAGCGGGCGGACGAGTTGCGGGATTTGTGTGGGCTTGAGGAAGTACAAGCCCCTTTTGGTGAAATTTCTGAGGGGTTTCTCCGAGACCGCATTGACGCCATAGAAGCCGAAGGGAGGAAGTGATGACTAAGCCTAGTCGGTGTATTGATATGCTCTTGCGTAGTATCTGGCAGCAAGGGTCGTCAGAGGAGGCTATTCGTAGTAACTACATTCTCCGCGCTTGGCAGGAAGATGCGCTAATGGTTGAGCGCCTTACGAACTTTGGCCTACTAGGGCGATTGGCCGATTACATATGGCCGCAAACTATAGACCAATTCAAGATGCGTGAGATTGAGGAGCGGGCCACCCTCGAAGCCGAAGGGAGGAAGTGATGCTCACTGGATACTTTGCTCTTCCTGACAGCCAACATCGTGGGCGCTTTCATGCGGTCGAGAGTTTTTATCCCGACAATTATCGAGCGCTTTGCGGATGGAGACCGCGCCCGGAGTTGAACTTCTTCGGACTCCTACAGTGCGCTGAAGGGTTGGAGGAAATCTCCGCGAGAGGATGGTCGTGCTGCGCCCGCTGTCAGGCGGCGATTCAACGAAGAGGGCGAGGAGGGAAGCCGTGAGCGATCGACCGGACCGGCTCGAACACATCAAGCGCGAGTGTGACGCCTACGACAGATACGAACCGCCGAACTATCCGGTGGAAGACGTGCGCTGGCTCATCGCCGAGGTCGAGCGGCTGCGACGAATGAACTTGTGCTCTGTGTGTGCTGGTGTGGCCCTTCAAAGCGGACGCCCGTGTATCTGTGCTGGCGGAGGAAGCGCCGATGATGAAAGAGACGGACTCCACGTCGAGGTCGAGCGGCTGCGAGGCGATGTAAGCGCCTGGAAAAAAGCGTGTGACTATCAGAAAGATGTGGCAATCAAATGCTCGGACACCGCAGCAAGATTTGAGCGTGAAGTCGAGCGGCTGCGGAAGGAGAACACCGACTTGCGCGAGGCCATCTCTCCAGCACGGATCGGAAGAAATGTAGATTACTACGTCGCTGTGGCCGCAAAAATGCGCGAACAGCAGCAGCGAATCCTTCCCCTGCAAACGAAGGGAGCATATCGACGATGACGCGGACTGAAATCACCCTCGACGACCTGATTCTGCTGGCTGAGGCGTGCGGCCTGAAGCGCGTGGATACAATGCCGGAGGTCTGGGCCGGCTCAGATGTGTACTTAGTAGACCGCGGCGGTAAGGCGATCTATATTCGGGATCAGCACGGACGTCCGGCAGAACAGGCATGGAACCCCTACACTTCTTTCAGCGATGCCGGGATGCTGATGCGGGCGTTGGGGATCGACTTGATCCTTCACATGCATGGAAATACTCCGTACTGGGAAGCAAGCGGTTCGTGGTATCTGAATGAGTCTAACGTAGCGGGGCGCGGTGACGGCAACACCAAAGCCGCCCAGTGCGAAGCGATCTGCCGGGCGGCGCTCCAGATTGTGGGGGCGAAGGGATGAAACGGAGGGCACATGATGTTCTGTGAAATCTGCGGGAAGCCGCCCGACTTTCGATATGTCACCGCGACAGGCGAACCAATCGGCACTCCACGTAACTGGACACAGAGCTGGGCGCAAGGCAAAGGCGCCGGCTACCACGTCGGATGTATGGCGGAGCGCTACGATCAAATGCGGGAAGCGCTGGAGGCGTTTTGCTGGGCCACTCGCGCCGATCCTGCTCTGCATCCCACATGGGATATTCTACTCGAAGC